AATTGGTAGCAAGCTAATAGTCCAACAACTCGCATAACTGCACTAGAACAATGCCTTTCAACCTCAACCCCGCGACCAACGCTGTCGAGTACGTCCCTGGCGAACTTGAGACTCGCGTCATTACTCAGGACCGCACTGTCACTGCCAGCACCACGCTGGTGGCGGTTCCTGAACTGACGATCAACCTGGCTCGTAACCAGCGGATCTTCTTCAACTTCAACCTGTTCTACAGCTCTCCTGCGGCTGCTGACTTCAAATACCGTCTGGTGGTTCCTGCCTCCCTGACCCTCTATCGGGCGTTCCGTGAGACCTGGGCTCCTGATGCCACTGGTCTGGCGTTCAACCTCGACACCGCCAACAACGGCACCACCGACATCACTGTTCTGCATGCGGCCAACACTGATGGCTTCATCCGTGGCAGCGGTGTGATCCACAACGGCAGCACTGCTGGCGATTTCCAGCTGCAGTTTGCTCAGAACACTTCTGATGCTGGCAACACCGTCCTGCGGGCTGGTTCTAGCTTCACCTTTGAGTATCTCTGATACTTGACTGGATTGGGGGCACCTCGGAGTCGGACCCCCTTTTCGTTGGCTTTAGGCCCCTACGGGGACACCCTTTAGCCGCTATTGACAGTCGGAAAGACGACAAAATGACTACTTCAAAAGCTAGCAAATAATCTCTGGCCAGAGGAACTGATTCAATCTTTCCTCTTTCAATCTCATGGCTAATACCGTTCAGTCGGTAATCGGTGCAATTAACAAGGCTGTACCCGATACCGCTGGTTCTCGTGCTTATGATACTAAGTACGGAACTTATCTGAAGATGTTCTCTGGTGAGCTGTTCAAGGCTTACGAGAGCGCCTGCATTGCCAAGGGCACGATCATGAATCGCACTATCAAAGGTGCGAAGTCTGCCCAGTTCATCTTCACCGGCCGTATGCAAGCGGCCTACCACACCCCTGGTACTCCCATCCTGGGTAGTGGTGATCCCCCGGTGGCCGAGAAGACCATCATCTGCGACGACCTGCTGATCTCCAGCGCCTTCGTCTACGATCTGGATGAGACTCTCGCTCACTACTCCCTGCGTTCCGAGATCGCCAAGAAGATCGGTCACGCACTGGCTGAGTCCTACGACAAGAAGATCTTCCGCATCATTGCGAAGGCTGCCCGTGAGGCTCACCCCATCACCGCTGGCCCTGGCCCTGAGCCCGGCGGTTCGATCATCCGTATTGGTTCCGGTAACCAGTACAACGCTCAGGCCCTGGTGGATGCCTTCTTCGAGGCTGCTGCCATTCTGGATGAAAAGAACCTTCCCAAAGAAGGTCGCCATGCCATCCTGAACCCTCGTCAGTATTACGCGCTGATCTCCCAGGTTGACACCAACATCCTGAACCGGGACTTCGGCAACAGCTCTGGTAACCTGACCAGCGGCCAAGGTCTCTACGAGATCGCCGGCATCAAGATCAAGACCAGCAACAACCTGCCCTTCCTGGCCGGTACTGTGAACGCTGTGTCTGGCGAGAACAACGACTACAGCGGTGACTTCAGCACCCACTGTGGCCTCATCTACTACAAAGAGGCTGCTGGTGTGGTTGAAGCTATCGGTCCTTCGGTACAGACCACCAGCGGTGACGTGAAGGTCATGTATCAGGGCGATCTCATCGTTGGCCGTCTCGCTATGGGCGCCGGCACTCTGAACCCTGCTGCTGCTATCGAACTGCAGGCTGCTGCCTGATCTGAGGTAATTCGATGCCTGTACGCCAAACTTCGGTTGGTGTGGGTACGGTAAACAGCTCCACGTTCTTCCCTCCTGTTCCTGTTGAACGGGGTCGGGCGCGTGGAGTTGCCACCCTTACGATCATCACCAACGGCACTTCGGGTGCCACTACTACGAGCAACGCCCTCACTACCTGTGAGCGTGGTGTTCTCTCCAGCGGTCTGACCGTCAACCTCACTGCCGCTGGTGGTGTGGTGACTGCCGCTGTTCCCAACGCTGCTGGTCTGAACTATCAGATCGGTCAGCTCATCTTTCCCATCGCTGCGACTGCTACCACTCAGGTGGTGCTGCGTGTTGATGAGGTTGGTGCCACTGGTAACGTCATTGCCCTCTCTGTGCTGGCAAACGGTACGTCCAGTGCTACCACTCAAACCGGACTGGCTACTGCTGTAGATCCTGCCTCTGGTCCCAATGGTCTGCAAGTCAACGCTACCGCTGCTGGTGGTGTGGTTACTGTCCTTGCCCCCGTCAGTGGGCGTAATGGTCGTGGCTACCGTGTCGGTGACATTGTGACTGTTCTGGGCACTGGTGCAGCTTCGGCTGTGACCGCTTCGGTGGCTTCCCTTACTGGTTGATACCGATGGCTGCTTCCAACTCTCTCGGCATCGTTGTGTCGGGCTCCACTGCCTTCCCTGGTAGCGGTGCCTTCAGCGGTGCTCCTGCTTCGCGCATCTCTGTGGTCAAGAGCCGCATGAGCTACAACGGCACTGCCATTCCTGACTCTGCTGTTCGCTCTGTGACCCACAACCTCCGCATTGCCTACCCTGGCGTCGAAGGTAACATCACCGACGTGTGACCTATCTGGGCCTCCTTAGTGGGGCCCTTTTTCATTGATTAGTGATATGGCTTTTCCTTCCGCTTTAGTGGCCACCGAACTGGCTGCCGTAAATCAAATACTCGGAGCAGTAGGACAGGCTCCTGTTACTACTCTCGACCAAACTAACCCTGATGTTGCTCTTGCTTACGATACTCTACTTGAGCTTAACCGTGAAGTGCAGGCGGAGGGCTGGTCTTTCAACACAGAGACTGAGTACCCCTTCACACCTGACACAAACGGCGAGATTCTGATTGCAGACAACATCCTGCTGCTCGACCTGAGCGACCTCCCTGAGAACAGGGGGATTGATGTGATCCGTCGCAACGGTAAGCTCTACAACAAGATCGACCACACCTTCACCTGGGACAACCAGATCAAGTGTGATGTGGTCTGGCTGTTTGACTTCATTGATCTGCCCCTGCCATTCCGTGACTATGTGACTGCCAAAGCTGCTGTGCAGGCGTCTACCAAGATGATGGGAGACCAGTCTATCTACCAGATGCTCCAACAGCGTGAGGCAATGGGTCGTTCAAACGTGATGGAATATGAGTGCAATCAGGGTAACTATAGCTTCTTCGGCTTCCCCCGAGGATCTAACTACTACAACAGCTACCAGCCCTATAAGACGCTAGCCCGGTGATATGGCCGCAGTAACCCAACGAATTCCTAACTATCTGGGTGGGGTATCTCAACAGACAGATAACCTCAAGTTCCCTGGTCAGCTCCGTGAGTGCATCAATGGATACCCTGACCCTACCTTTGGTCTGATCAAACGTCCAGGCGGCAAGTTCCTTGTCGAACTGAAGAACGCTGATAACTCTGTTGTCGCCCCTGGAACCTATGACAACGGGAAGTGGTTCTCGATCTTCCGAGACTCTGCAGAGCAGTATGTCGGTGTGATCTCTGGAACTACTATCCGGGTCTGGAGTCTGATTGATGGATCTCCGAAAACGGTCACCTATGGCAGTGGGGCTACCAGCTACCTGACTGGAACCAAGGATGACTATGATCTCCTGACAATCAACGACTACACGTTCATCACCAACAAGACGGTGGTCGTTACGACGCAGGCTGCTCCTACCTACAACTACAAACGCAGGGCAACCATCAAGCTGATCAATGTTCAGTATGGTGCCAAGTACGAAGTGACGCTTGGTACAACTACCGTCAGCTACACCACCAGAAACGCAGAGGTTGCCATCACAACCCCATCCAACACGGAGCGGGACGTGACTGCTGACATCATCCTCAACGACCTTGTAACCAAGATCAATGCTATCTCCGGTGGTGGCTACACAGCAACCAAGCTGGGCACGACCATTGAGGTGACCCGCAGCTCTGCCTTCGACATCACCGTCAAGGGTGGTGTGGATGCAGACAGTCTGGAGTGCTTCCAAGACACGGTAGAGAACCTGTCAAAGCTCCCAAACAAGGCGTTTCACAACCGCATTGTAGAGGTCTCAAACAGTGTCAACACTGAAGACAACTACTACCTGAAGTTCATTGCCACAAACGGTGTCTCTGGCGAAGGCTACTGGGAGGAGACCGTCAAGCCTGATGTAAGTCCTGGCCTGACCAACGCCACCATGCCTCACCAGTTGATCCGTAATCTGGACGGCACCTTCACCTTCCAACGTGGAACCTGGGAGCCCCGTCTGGTTGGGGATGATGACTCCAACTCTCACCCTAGCTTTGTGGGCAGCACCATCAAGCAGTTGTTCTTCTACAACAACAGGCTTGGTACGTTGACTGAGGAGAA